ACGTCGTGCTGTCGGCGGCGCCACCCTTGGGGATGGACGTCTGCTCGATGAAGCGGCAGTTCTCGTAGCGGCCGATTTCACCGTTCAGGATCATGGCAAAGCCAGTCTCCGTGTAGGTGTGCAGCGCCTCCAGCTGGTTCTTGAACGCCCGGAAGGTGGACGGGTGCGACAGCGAGATGTAGTCGTCCTTGATGTAGGGCGGGATGTTGCGCTCCTTCATCATGTCCACGATCGCCTTGACGTGGCCGGTTTGCAGCGCGATGTTGTTCGTGCCGGTGGCCGTGCCGTTGGTCGTCAACGTGATCGCGTCCGTCGCCGTGCCGGAGGTTGCCGGGACCACGCGCAGCGCGCAGGCGTTGAACTGGCGCCAGGCGGCGATGTCGAAGACCTTCTTCGCGTCGTTCTTCAGGACCTTGTTGATGATCTCCTTGACCGGGAGCGCCGAGAGGTCGTCGAGCTTTCCGGTGTACGGCACGCTGTTGCCGTACTCGGTGATCGTCATGGTGCCCTGCGTGACGGTGAAGTTCGTCTCGGGCATCGTCGTGGTTTCCGTCAGCGTGGTGCCGCGGGTCGTCACGTCCGAGAAGACGTCCCAGTGGAACGCATCGCCCTTCTTCTTCTCCTGCAGGGCGGCGTCCTTGATGTCCGCGAACTGGCGGAACTTGACCATGGGCTGCACTGCCATCCGGAGCACCTTCGAGAGGTTGTCCGAATACATATACCCGCCCAGCGAGTTGGTGACCCAAATTTGACCTGTTGCCATGATGCTTTCCCCAAATTACAAGGTTGGGGACCGCTGGCACCACGCTGGGCAGGCGGGGGAGCTTGGCTACCCCTGGCCGCGCGCCTTCTTCATCTCGGCAATGACCGTGGATGTCGTGACTGGCGCGTCCTGCGCGGTGTTCGCAGTCCTGTTCAAGGCCGGCACCTCATCGATACCTGCCTTGCGCTCCAGCTTTGATGGTTGGTGAGCACCCGTGGACCGCTCAAGCGAAGGCTTTGCCGCTCCAATGGAGGCCAGCCATTCCCGTGTGCGCTGCCCGCCGGCCTCCAGGGCCTGGGCATACGGCTTTCCGCCGTTGACCTCCTCCTGGATGAAGGCATTGGTCACGCTCACGAGGTGCGGGTCGGCCGCCAGATCGGCGTTTTCCTTCACGAACCTGTCCAGAGCACTGTCGTCAATCAGTTGCTGCTTGATTGCCGGCGTCAGTTGCGCCTGCACCTGCTCAAGGTCCAGGGTGGCGCCATCGGCGCGCCCTGTGGTGATACCGAGCTTGGTGAACGCTTCCACCGCCTTCTCCGTGTCACCCTCAAAGAGGGCATCCACGAATCCCTTCACCGTCTCCGGCGTCGGACTGGCGGTAGTGTCTGCGCCAGGCGCGGGCGTTTCCACCTGAGCCGGGGGTTTGGCCACGGCCTCGGCGGTGCGGCGGGCTTCCTCCAGGATGCGCGCGGCCTCGTTGAGCCGGGCCTGCGCGGCGGAATCCTTCTGGTACGAGCGGATGACCTCGGCCACCGGGATCTCCTGCTCGACCCCGTCGACCTTCACGCGCACGAGGGTCTTGTCCAGCCCATCGGAGAGCACGCGCGGGGCCGTCTCCGTCTGCAGCGCCAGTTGCTGGTCGTTGGTGCCGCCGTCGTCGCTGTCGTCGTCGCGGCGCACCCGGATGGCGGCCATGGCCTGCATACGGGGGGAATTGGCGACCTCCTGCTCGGACGGGACGTGCCCGGTGGCGTCATTGCTGGTCGTGTCGGTGTCGAGGGGTGGCATGGTGGCTCCTGGTTGGGGGTTGCGGTTGGTGATCAATCGGTGGTGTCCATCGCCATCAGCGTGGTTTCTGCCTGCGAGCCGGCTTCGATGGCCTGGGCCAGCCAGGACAGCGCGGCAGAGGCTACTCGGTGGCGCAGTTGCTCTTGGACGATGGCCTTGTGGTCGAACGGATCCACCTCGGCCAGGGCCTGGGTGGCGGCGTACATCTCGTCCATGGCGCGCTGCGCCACGTACTTGCCAAGTGCGGACTCCAGGAACTGGCGCGCGTCGAGCCCGAGCTCAACCGCCTTGAACAGGTCCCGGATCTCGGAGTTCTGCGAGAGTTGTTCGGCGCTCATCAATCGGCCCGCGCAGTCTCGATGCCCTGATTCGATCCCTCGACGGCGCTGCGCGCCTGCTCAGGGCTGGCCGGCGTGGTGGGCGTGGTGTCGCCGGCCACCGCGCCGCCAGGCGTGAACTCGATGCCGGTTCGCGGGTCCTTGATCGCCTTCTGGGTCAGCCCTGCGGCCGGCGCGCCGGGTGCAACCAGATTGGGATCGACGCCGGCCGGCACCGGCGGCACGTACCCTGCGGCCTGGGATAGCCGGTCTGCGCTGGGGGCCAGCTGCGGCACCGTTGCCAGCATCTGCGCGCCTTGAAGGCTGGCGAAGAATGCGTCGATGTTGGTCTTGAAGGTCTTGGCCATCTCGGCCGGGATCGAAGCTGTGATCTTCTCGATCTCCGCGTCCAGCTTGCGGACCTGGGCGTCCACCAGGGCCGGATCGACCTTCTGCGCCAGCTTGGCCTGCAGTTCTTGGATGGTCGCGCGCATGGCGTTCTCCATCGGCGTGAGCCCATCGGCAGACTTGAAGAACCGGGTGCCGTTCTTGTAGCCCAGCTTGCCGAACAGTTCCTTGATGACCTCGGCCACATCCAGGTTGTACCGCTCGAGCACGCCATCGGCCAGCAGTTCGCGCAGGTTGGACATGGACTTCATGAAGGCGTTGATCTTGTCCTGCGGGTTGGTGGAGCCGATGCCGACATTCACCGTCAGCGTGACCTCGGCGTCCAGCAATTCCTCCATGAGGGCATCGCCGATCATGGATGCGTCGGACAGTTCCATCAGCTTGGCGGCCTCCTTGCTTGCCAGGCGCAGCGCCAGCTCGTCGGTTTCGTAGTGCTGCTCCAGCAGCAGCAGCTGGGTGAGGACCGGCTCGACCCACGTCTCCACGAAGGTCTTGAGCTGGTAGGCGCTCATCTGGTTGGCGTCGTTGGTCAGCAGCTTGAGCCCTCCGACCGTCTCGTTGAGCTTGCGGTTGCTGTTGACGCTGGCCTGGCTGAATGACCCGGTGACGTCGTCGAAGTCCAGGTTGAGCCGGTCCTGCTCCTGGTAGGCGCTGCTGGTGACGTCATTCGTCTCCTGCACCTTCACGTCCTTTTCGGGGTCGTTCATCATCGTGACCGAGCCGGGGACGTTGCGCGTGATCGAGCGGATGTCCACCTGCTGATTGCGCCGCACCCAGTACCGCTTGTTCATCGCGAACTTGACGTTGTCGATGCGCTGGTTGGCTACCTCGTTGATCTCGGCCTGCACATCCTTGGCGATCGTGACCGGGCCGTCCGGGTAGATTTTGTGCGTCTCGATGACGCATGACCCCATGACGTAGGGCCGCTTGCCGTGCCAGTACGCCTGCTTGATGGGCACCGGGTTGCACAGCAGCGCGTGCGTGCCAAGGGTGTAGTAGACGACGTCCTCGCCGTCGATCTCCATGATCACCCGGTGCACCCAGACGATGGCGAACTCGTTGATCTGGCCGCTCTGGTCCTTGGAGTCGGTGCGGCCGCGCTCGCGGGTCTGGCGCGTCGTGTCGCTATAGGACTGCTGGGCGGCCAGGATCGTCGCGTCCTCCAGCTTGTTCCACCGCGGCTGCCCGGTCGTCGGATCCGGGTTGTTCATCCGGGCCCGAACGTCCATCACCCGCATGGCCAGCATGTCGATCACATACGGGCTGGAGTTGATGGGGTCGCACCAGTCGGAACCGGGGTCGATGCGGATGTTCTCGACGGGTCGCAGGTCGATGCAGGGCTGGTCGATGCCCTTCTTGGCGTTGTACTTCCAATACTGGTAGCTCACGCACACGCCCACGACCTGGGCATCCTGGTAGGCCCCCATGGACACCTGGAACCACGGGATGCTCTTGCGCAGCCGGTAGTTGAGCAGCGCGTTCTTGACGGCTGCCGATGCGCGAACGATCGGGTTGTCCTCGTCTTCGGCGCTGATGTCGACCACGTCGTTGGTGCTGAACAGGGCTTCGGAGGCTATCGCCTCGTTCTTGCGCACGCTGGTGCGCGTCTTGGGCCGGAACAGGCGACTGCGCGACCGGTAGGCGTCCGTGTGGTACTTGCTGCCCTGCGGGTGCACGCCTTGGAACTGGCGAATGGCGGCCTCCACCGGCGCCCGGATGGAGGAGTCGAAGAACGTGGTCGACGAGTTGAAGGCTTCGCGCGCCAGGGCCAGGTAGTCCCGGCCGGCGGTGGTGGACGTGGCTTGCGGGTTGTTGGTCATAGGTCGGCCTTGAAGTTTCCAAATCGGTCGGTTGGGATGTGGGCGTAGTGGTCGGCGCTGAAGGTCCGGCGCGGCATGCGGTACCGCTCCAGGATCTCGCCGCCGGCGCGCATGATCTTGCGGCGGGTATCCAGGCCGTCGAGGTACTCCTTGAGCGGGAAGCGGAATCCCCACTTGCCGCTCAGGCTCAGGTTGCGCACGTCCAGCATGCCCACGCTGTCGCGGCTGTCGATGGAGACTGCCCACAGATAGCCCGGGTAGGTAGCCAGCAGCAGCTCGGCGACCTCCTTGGCGATGACTTCGTCATTGGCGCGCAGGACGGGGTCGGCGGTGACCATGTGTTCGGTGTTCATGATTCGGGGTCCGGTTCGGTGAGGTCTTGCACGAGGCGGGCTTTCTCGGGATCCGACAGCCAGGCGTATTCCTTGGGGCTGACGATGGCCTTGATGGAGTCGGGCAGGCCGTCGTAGCCATCCGGTGGCACATAGGCATCCACCATGGCCCGCTGGCGGAAGTCGGCAAGGCTAAGTGACATCCTGGGTCCATCCGTAGGGCTTGACCTCGTAGTGGGTGCGTCCGTTGCTCCACTGGTAGGCCGGGTCGTGCGGCGTGAGCACGTCATCCGTGCCGCGCACGCCGCGCACGATCTCGCTCCACAGCGCGGTGCTGGTGCGCACGACGGTCCTGGGGTCTTGGCTGGGGGGTGCGGTGGCCATGGTTGCTGCTCCTGGTGATCAGTCCACGAAAGTCTCGGGCTCCAGGGCCGTCTCGTCTATCAGGACCGGGGGCACCGGGTCCATGTCGTAAAGCCTGGATGTGGCGTCGATCAGGTCCTTCTTGGCGCTGAACGGGTAGGTCAGGTACTCATCGAGGAAGCCCTTGTTGAGGCTGTAGACGTTGCCCTCGTGGTCCCGCGCGCGCACCGGCTGGAAGATCCGGAAGGCCTGGCCGCCCTCGCGCACCTTGCGCTGGTTGGCCGTCTCGTAGGGCTCCATGACCATGATCGGCTTGCCGTCGGCACCCAGCACCGGCCGGCCAGCCTTGTCCAGCGCCGGCACCTTGCGCTGGCAGACCATGGCAAGGTAGAACCGGCCGCTCTTGAAGTCGGGCTGCAGGCGCTGCACCCGGTCGTCCTTGGCTTTCGCCCCGTCGCTGGTCCAGGAGAGCTCAACGATCTCGAAGGCCTCGCCGTCGCGGATCATCTCGAGCTGGAAATACTCCAGGTCGGCCTGCATGCCATACCGCTCGTAGCCACACTTGACCATCTGCACGCCCGGCTGGCGCATCCATACCCGGCGCAGGCCGCGCAGCGCCTCCCATCGCTCCTTCAGGCCCATCTTGTGGCGGAAACCGTCCAGCAGGTAGCGGTTGCCGGCCGCGTCCACCCCGACCACAGCGAAGGCGGTGTTGTCGGACTCCTTCTTCTTCGAGTTGGCCGGGTCACACATGATGTAGACGTTGAGCGTGGCCGGGCGGATGTCGATGAAGCGCAGCCAGTCCTTGTGGAACATCGCCTGGGTGCCGGCTGCGGGGTTTTGCAGCTGCTGGCAGGCGATCACGGCATCCGACTGCTTGAGGCGCTTGTCGGCCCATGCGGCTGGCGACAGGAACACCGGCCGGCCATCCATCAGGCCGTTGTCGGTGGCGGCATAGATGCGCACCTTCAGCGCGCCCCGGTCAATGATGGTCTGGTAGGTGTCGGCGAAGCTGTACCGGGTGCCAACATGCCAGGCGCGCAGCAGGCCGTTGTCGCCCCGGGCGCCCAGGTTGTCGGACAGTTCCCACGCCGTGGTGGTCTTCTGCACCTGCTCGGGGGTGTTGACGGACTCCAGGGTCACCACGTCGTCGTAGACGCGCAGCGCGAAGTGCGCGCCGGTCGGCTGGCCGTCGACCAGCCCATGGGCCTCGATCGTGCTCTCCTTGGGGTTGGTGCGGCGCTTGCAGATCAGGCCCTTGTCCTCGGACCACTGCGGGGCCTGGCGCTTCGGGTCGGCCCAGAACACGTCCGGATAGACCGCCGGCAGTTCGGCGTTGCTCTCCAGCTCCTTCTTGATCTGCGCCAGGAACTTGCGGGCCACCGGCTTGGTGTGGCTGAAGATGGCGATCGTGATCTCTGGGTCGCGGGCGATCTCCTGAATGATGCCGGCGAAGGTGATGATGGTGGACTTGTAGTGCTCGCGGGCCCACAGGTCCAGGTAGCCATCGGGATCCTGCTCGACCTCGCGGCATCGGGCATAGAGCCATGGGTGGATGGCGTCCAGCCGGTGCAGCAGGCGAACCAGCATGAAGTACCGGTCATTGCGGCCAAGCCAGGCAATGCCGGTCATGCCGTAGGCCGCCTCGATACTGCCCCATAGCTCGGACAGCATCTCGAACGGCGCAGCCATCAGGGCTGGCCGGTGCCGGTCCAGCATGGCCTGGGCCAGTGCGGCGGGGGTCTTGTCGGCGGTGGCTGTGCTCATTCGACGCCCAGCGCAACGCGCTCGATCAACTGCACCATGATGTGGATGACCTTGATGTGGAGCTCCTGCACCCGGTCGGTGGTACTGCCGGCCGGCCCGGTGGCGATGTCGTAGTCATCGGCATGCAGGGCGCCGTGGAATCCGGCCGCGCTCAGCCCGACCACGGTCATGCCGCAGCGGTGCGCCGCCTCGATGGCGCGCAGGACGTTGGCGCTGGTGCCGCTGGTGCTGATGGCCAGGAGCACGTCCCCGGCGTAGGCGTGGCCGTGGATGTAGCGCGAGAAGACGTGCTCGAAGCCGTAGTCGTTGGCCACGCATGTCAGGTGCGTCGGGTCGCTGATGGCGGTGGCCGCCAGCGGGCCGCGGTCCTTGCGGTAGCGCCCGGTGAGCTCCTCGGCGAAGTGCATGGCGTCGGCCATGCTGCCGCCGTTGCCGCAGCTGTAGATGGTGCGGCCGGCGCGCAGGGCTGCGCCCATGTGGCTGCCGGCGCTGGCAATCGCCTCCAGGACCGCCTGGTTGCCCATCAGCGATACCGTGGCCCGGTGCGCATCCCCCAGGGCCTGGACGACGGTGCGGTGGTGCGGGTGCATCATGCTGCCACCGGCTCAGGCGTCAGGCCTATGTGCAGGTCCGCCGGGGTCACCAAGCTGGTGCCTGACCGAGCGCAGACGGCCGCCGCACCTGCTGCCGCCCGGTCCAGGATGGTCCGCCACGGGATATTGAGGACCAGGCCGTATGCCACGCAGGCCAGCACGGTGTCCCCGGCGCCCGTGACATCCACCACCGGGCCGATCTTGGCTGGCTGGTGGTGGTAGTCGCCCATGCGGTCTATCACGGTCATGCCGCCGGCGCCATGGGTCACCAGCATGCGATCAATGCCGATCCTGCGGATCAGGTCTGCGCCGCGGCACATCAACTCCGTCTGGCCGTAGTCGCCGAGCACCGCGCGCAGCTCGGAATGGTTGGGCTTGATGAGCGCGGCACCCCGGTACCGCTCCCAGTCGGTGCCCTTTGGGTCGACCAGGACGGGCACGCCGGCCCGGTTGGCGCGGCGGATCAGCGGCTGCGGGTCGGCGAGCACGCCGCCTGCGTAGTCGCTCAGGATCAGCGCCTGCGCGCTGCCGATGTGGCCGGCAACCGCCTGCTCGATGTCCTCCAGCGCGCGCGGGGTTGGCTTGGTGCCATCCTGGTCGACGCGCAGCAGCTGATGGCCGGCGCAGACGTAGCGGGCCTTGACCGTGGTCTTTCCGAAGGGTGCGTTGAGCGTCAGGAACCGCCGGCCGATCGTCTTGCACAGTTCGCCCAGGGTGTCGCCGTCCTTGTCGGCGCCGATCGCGCCCACCAGCATGACATCGCCCCCCAGGCTGGCCAAGTTGGCCGCCACGTTGGCCGCGCCGCCGGCACGGTCCTCGATGCGTGTCTTGCGCAGGATGGGGATGGGCGCCTCCGGGCTGATGCGCTCCACGGTGCCGTGGATGTAGCGGTCGAGCATGACATCGCCCACCACCAGGATCTTGGGGTTCATTCTGAGTGTGCTCCTGCTGTGATGGCCGCGGTGGCTTTGGCAAACGCCTGCTCCATGCGCTGCGCGTGGGCCGACATGGCGCCGGCCAGGACACTGGCGTCGGCGCCTGCGGGCTTGTCGCCTCCACCGTCGATGTGGAAGGTGTCGCGCTCGATGGCCACCACCTTGATGAGCGTCTCGGACAGCGTCTTGAGCGTGCCGGCCCGGCTATCCACGGTGAGGGCCTGGCCCAGCAGCTGGTCGGCGCGGGCCATGACGTCGGCCGGGATCTCCTCGCCGGCCCTGCACTTGCGCAGGGTGTCCTGCAGGTCGCGCAGCACCAGCGGTGCCCGGGTCATCACTTCGACCTCCTCCATCATGGCTACGGCCAGGGCGCGGGCGCGCTGGGCGTCACGCCGATGGGACAGCACCATGGCCACGATGTTGTCGGCGCCGGCCTGGACGATGGCCTGCTCCGTCTCCAGCTTGGCCTCGCTGGGTGGTGGCAGCGCCAGCTTGGCGGCGGCGGTCTGCCGGATCTTGGCTCCCAGGTCGCGGGTCCACCCCTCGCGGTCGGCGATCTGCTTGATGCGCGGTCCGGATATGCCGTGGGTCTTGGCCATCTCCCGGAATGTGCGCAGCCCGGTGCGGTAGTCGAGCTCCAGTTTCTCCAGGTCTGCCACCTTGCGCTCAGCCATGGCAGTCCCCCGGGGTATTAACGGAATCCGGTGTTAACAGGGTTGTTAAGTGCATGGGCGCGGATGATGCCGACGGGGTCGGCGGGATGCCATGCAAGGTGGGGGTATTGCGGGCGTGAAAAAGCCCGCGCGAGGCGGGCTGGTAGTGGGTGCTGGACCGCGCGGTCAGAGCCTGCTGGCTTTGATCTGAAACAACTCCCACAGCCCAGGGTGCATGCGCCGGTTGCCGGCCTCCCACTCCTGCCAGGCCCTCATGGTCCCGCGAACGGCCAGCGCGGCCTCGGATTGGGTCATCCCAGCTGCTTTCCGCGCTTCGGCGACCTGTTCCGGCGTGGGGTTGGAAAAAGGCCCCGTAGGGCCTCGATTTGGGTGCGATGCCATGTCAGTTGATGCTGGCAAGGTCAATCGCCTTGTCTGCCGGGCCGAGTTGTTTGAATGCCTCGGTTTGTATGGCGTTGATGTCCGCCATGTTGGCCACATGCAGGCCCATCTTTACAAGTGCCGACCGATCGCCGGAGAAGGCCTTATTGGCGGCTGCGTACACGGCGCGAGCGCCGTGGGTCTGGATGGTGGTCTGGGTTTGTGCGACGGTAATCATGATCTTGTCCTGGCCCCTGTACCCCGAGGCGCGGTAGTCAGCGAATTTGCTGGCATGGGTGGATTATGCACGCACTGCGTGCTTTTGCAAGGGGTGCGATGGAATAGAAAAGCCCGCGCTGGGCGGGCTTTGGTTGGGGGTGGCCGGGCTGCGCCCGGCGGTGGGTGCTCAGGTGGCGGGCCAATGCCTGCCGGGGGTTACATCAGGAGCTCGGCGACCTGGTTGGGCTTGATCAGGATGTTGGTGCCTATGCCCGCCCTGCGGCCAGCCTCGATGTCGCTGTCACGGTCGCCGATCAGCGTGGATGCCGGCAGGTCGATGTTGTGCTCCTGGGCTGCGTCCAGGATCATGCCCGGGGCCGGCTTGCGGTGGGTTTCGCTGTAGTCTGGGCAGTAGTAGATGCCGGCCAGTCGGATGCCGCGATCGGCAAACAGGCCGGACATATGCGCGTGGATCCGGTGGAGCTCCGGCGCGGTCAGGTGGCCTTCGGCGATGCCGGCTTGGTTCGTCACGACGATGATGCGGTGGCCACGGGCGGCGTAGTGGTGGCACAGGGGGATGATGCCGGTGCACAGCCGGAAGTCGCGCGCACGGTTGACGAACACGCCGGGCTCGGTGACGTTGATGACGCCGTCACGGTCCAGAAACAGGCCCGGGGCCTTGGGGTTGCTCATGATGCCTTGATCCTTTCGATGATGGCGGTGGTGGATAGGTAGCGCAGGCGGTTGGGGATGCAGACAACCCTGCCGCCCCAGCTCGTGACCTCTGCGGCGCCGACGACGGCGGCCGGGTCGTAGTCGGACCCCTTGACCAGCACGTCGGGCCGGCACTCCAGGATCAGCTTGATCGGGGTGGGTTCGTGGAACACCAGCACCAGGTCGACGCAGCGCAGCGCGCTCAACATGGCCACACGGTGGCCCTGCGGCATGATTGGCCGGCTCGGCCCCTTGAGCGCGCGCACGGAGTCGTCGCTGTTGATGGCCACCACCAGGTACGCGCCTTGCGCCCTGGCGCGGGTCAGGTTGTCCACATGGCCGGCGTGCAGCAGGTCGAAACAACCGTTGGTGAACACCAGCGGGCGGGGGAAGACGGACGCGGGCAGCATCACTTGCTCCTCGCCGGCGCGGTCTTGGTGCCGCGGTAGGGGACCTTGGAGCGCAACCAGCCATCGATCAGGCCCAGGATCATCGAGCCCTCGCGCATGTTGAGGATGTCGATGATCTGGTCGCCGATCTCGAGCTTCGCGCCGCCGCCCGGGATCGTCGTGAAGCTGACGGCGCGGTTTTCCAGGCGCTCGATGGGCTCGAACACGCCAGGCAGCACCCGGCGCAGCCTGTTGGCCGCCAGCAGCCGGTCGGTGTGCTCGTCGATGATGCGAAACGGCACGCCCAGGGTGTCTGCCACCACCTGGCGCGTTGCGGTGATGGGCGGGTTGGCACCGCACAGGTCCACGTAGCACTGGTAGACAGCCTCGTTGCTGATCACCGTGGGGCCGCGGCGGCCTGCTGGTCGGGTGGCTTGGATCATGGTAGCGGCTCCAAATCGAAGGGGCAGTTGTCGATGTCGGGTATCGGCACGCGGGCCGGCCACTGCTTGGTGGCCAGCAGCAGGCGCACGGTGGCCACATGCGCGCGCCACCACAGAGCCTTGCGCTGCGCCTCGGTCAGACGGGAGCCTTGGTCCAGTTCGCGGTGCACGGTCCTGGCCAACGCCGCCACCCGGTTGTCGTCCGCCTTGATGGCCATGCCTTTGCCGTCCTGCCAGTTGGAGTGCGCCGGCTCGGTCTGGCCGACGATGCCGGTGTGCTGGCACGGCAGCTGGCGCACCGCTGCCAGCAGCTTGGGGCTGCGGATGTAGTTGTGCTTGGGAATGGGTGTGGACACGGTTGCGCCGGCGTAGGATGCGCGCCGAGTGGCCGGCCGCAGCGGTGCCGGTGGCGGCGGGGTGTAGACCTTCCTGGCGAATCCGGTCCTTCTCATCGCATCAGCCCCGCGAAGACTCCACCGGCCTGCCGGGCGATCAGGTGCTTGCCCTGCCGCGCCTTGCTGATCGTGCTGTCGCTGACGCCCAGCCGCTCGGCCAGCACGATGCCGGGCTCGTCGCTCAGTTGGACTTCCAGGATCTGCTCGGCGCTCAGGTGGGTGCGTTTGGCCGCCAGCGCGATGCGGGCGACCTTGCGCGGGACGCTGGCCTTGTGGATGCCGCTCTCGGTCATGTAGGCGCCCCACTGGGCCGTGGTGCCGCACGCGCAATGGCTGGGGATCAGGCAGGCGTTTTCCCGGCAGGTTCCCCATACGCGATGACCCTCGGGGATGGCCTTGCCGGTCAGCAGTTGCCAGACCAGCCGGCGGCCGACCTGGGCATGCAGTTCGCCGCCCCTGGATAGGTCCGGCCCCCAGATGCGCGGCCACTTCCCGGCCGACAGGGCGCCGCGGAACAGCCAGTGCCCGTCACGCAGGACGCAACGCTGGCGGATGTCGTCGAGGGTCATCGGGCTGGCTCCTGGTAGAAGTCGATCACCAGCACGATGTGGCGCTCCAGCAGTAGAACCTCGTGGCCGAATCCCAAATCCAGCCATGAGGCAGGATTGACGATCGCCGCCGCCTGCACGGCCGGCGCTTGGGTGTTGGGGGTGTCGTCATCCATGGCGGTCCTCCAGCAGCTGCTTGACCGCCTCGGCGTGCTGGTGCGCGTTCAGGTGACGCCACAGGGTCTGCCGGGCTCGGTCGGAGTAAAGGAACGTCTCGGCGCGCTGGAACAATTCGCTGAACTCGGCGCCGTCCATGTTGTTCCACGCCAGCGACTTGGCCACCCAGGCGCCGGACTCGTCCTGTTCCATGTAGCCGGCGCCCACCACGACCCAGGCCCGCAGGGCATCGAACTCGCTGAATGCCTCGGTGCGCTCCAGGAGCCGGCGCACCACGGCCATGAACTTGGCGCTCTGCTTGGGATCGCGCGGGATGGTGAAGTCGTACTCGGCCTGCTCGCCGGGCGCCAGGCTGTCGATGAATTTCTTCCAGCGGCGCTGGTTGCGCTCGTCCTCCGCGCTCACCCCGCGCAGGCGGCCGTCGTTGTCCTTGTAGACGTGGACCTTGGTCATGTCAGGCCTGCCCTTCGCAGTAGCTCCGCAAATGCAACGCCAGCGCATGCCGCCACGACTCCATTGCCGACTTGGCGCAGCTGGTGAGCCCTGGATTCGTGTACCACCAGGGCCATCCCATCAGCCAACATGCAAACGCCGGATTCAGTCGCTGGCGCGAGGCCTGGGTATTGCTGGATGATTCCCGGCCATCGAGGGTCGACAGGACCGGGCGCAAAAAGTGGTGCTCCACGAAATTGGGCAGCTGCTCCCCGCCATGGATCGTGCGGCTCTCCTGGCTCTCCTGGCTGTTCGGGGTGCGGAAGTCCCGGCTGGCCGGCGTGGGCCACTGGGCCGTCATCGTGTGCAACGTCTCGCCCCGGGTGCCCCGTTCGATCGCACCCAGGCCGCCCGCAGCCTCGGCATCCTGCACATTCGGGCTGGGCCACTGCGATGCCTGCCCCGTAAGCGTCAGCCGCTCCTGGCCCTCCTGGCCCCGGTCCCGGGTGTACTCGTTGCCCTGGCTGTTCGATACGCTGGGCGTCATCCAGTGT